AGACGATGGAAGTGTTAGTATAGGTCGTGGAGTACCAAGTGGAACTGGAATTATAACTGATAAAAAATTAAGCATCACATCAACTGGTGAAGTAAACATTGGTGGTAATTATGATCAAACTACTTATAAAATGAGAGTGACTGGAACAGTCGCTGCCACTCATTTTGATTCACTTTCAGATTTAAAATTAAAGACAAATGTAAAACAAATTCAGAATCCAATTGAAACTGTGAAAAAAATAGATGGTGTAACATTTAATTGGAAAGAAGATAATGATCCATCTATGGGTGTCATAGCTCAGAATGTAGAAGAAATATTACCAGAAATTGTAAGTGGAGATGATGTCAAATCTGTCAATTATAGTGGTCTAATTGGATTGCTAATTGAAACTGTCAAAGATCAACAAAAACAAATTGATGAATTAAGAGGTCTTATTGATAAATAAAAGAAATTACCCAGTGGAAACACGAAGACGGTAGATGGCAATTAAAATATCAGGCACAACTATTGTTAATGATAGTCGAGTCGTAGAAAATGCAGATAAAATAGGTATTGGTCGGACTACCCCAAGGTATGATCTAGAGATTCTTAGTGATGCTGTTCCTACTGGTATTGCAGTAAGTGTAACAAGTACCCAAGCTACTGAGACAAATAAAGGATTAACAATTTTTAATAATGGTCAGTCACCAACTTTCACGGTTAGTTATAAAGGAAGAGTAGACGCAGAAGAATATTATGGAACATTTAAGGGAACGATTGATACTGGTGTTTCAATAGAGAATGCAAATAATGTTCAAATAACTGATGATACAACAGGTTCAGGTACACATTATATTCATTTTGGTAGTGCAACAAGTGGTTATGATGGTGTTGAGGTTGATAGCACAGATTTAGTTTATAAAGATAGAAAAGTTGGTATCGGAACTGATAATCCTACTACAGGAAAATTAGAAATAGCAGATTCTGCACAAACAAATTTACTCACACTTAAAAGAACCTCTGGTAACTCTGGAGAACTTAGTGTGCAACTTGGTGGTTCAGATCCTGGTGTTATGTTCACTACATCAGGATTAAGTGATGATTTCGTATTTAAACCTGGTGGTACTGAAAGACTTCGCATCGACTCAAATGGTAGATTACTAAAATCGGGTCAAGCAGCACTAACATCAACATCACTTTCGCATCCTATGCAAGTTGCTGCTGACAGTTCTGCACAGAATATTGTTTTGTTCGGTAGAGCATCAGATGATATTAGTGCAATAGATTTTTATGAAGCAGATAAGAGTACAAGGTTAGGAGAAATTCAATATCGTACAAATGAATTAAATATCAGACATCGCTCTGCAGGTGCTGATATAATTTTTGCAACTACCCCTAGTGGTGGTTCACTAGGTGAAAAAGTTCGCATCGACTCAAATGGTAAATTGGGAATCGGGATGAATTCCGACCAACAAACTGCTTTAAAAGGAAAACTTGATATAGATGCATCTGGAATAGATGCTGCTGGTGATACTGATGACCCAAATGATTATGCAATTGTAATTCGTAACCCATCAACAACCAATCAAGGAAATGGTATTGCTTTTACAAATGACTCTGGTGCTAATGTTGGTGGTGCAATTATTCATATTGATAAAGGATCAAATAATATTGGTGATTTGGCATTCTATACATCTGCCACATCTAATACTCCAGTAGAAAGACTTCGCATCACTGCCGATGGTCATTTGAAACCTGGTGCCACTGATACTTATGATATAGGAATTGATGCAAGTAATAGATTTAGAACAGTTTATGCACAAACATTTAATGGAGCTTTTCAAGGAACCGCAGATGTAGCAGCAAAAGTTGCAGTTGCTGATGAGTCAACAGACACATCATGTTTCCCACTGTTCGCCACTGCTGCCACTGGAGACCTTGCAGCAAAGAGTGGTAGTAATCTTACATTTAACTCTAACACAGGTGCACTTGGAGCAACAAGTTTTGTTGGTGGTTTACCAATTACAGATGGTGCAAATAATCGAATTATCACAGCAACAAGTGCAAGTGCAATAAAAGGTGAAGCAAACTTAACTTTTGATGGTAGCTTGTTGAGTCTTAGTGGTGATATGCAATTTACTAACACAAATCCAGAGTTAGAATTTAATAATGGAGGTCCAAGATTTAGAGTTCCAGCAGCGAATACACTTGTTATTCATAATGGTGGTGGTCTTGGTACAACTGATAATGAAGTACTTCGCATCGATGAGAATGGTAATATTGGAGTAAATGCCACTCCATCAACATCAACCACAGCTGGATCATTATACTCTACTGTGGATCATTTCTTGGTTATCGGTGATAGTGATACTGGTATTGCACAAGATGGTGATGGTGAATTTGAAATATGGGCTAACAATCAAGAAATAGTTAATTTCAGCACTGTTGGAGTTGATCCAAAGAAAAGTATTTTACCGAGTGGTTCAATTAACATAGGATCAAATACCACAAAGATAAGTCATGGATACTTCACCAACATAACTGCAGACAATATCACTGCTGAACTTACTGGTTCAGCTTCCTTACTTGATTTAGCAGATGATACGACTGAAACAGATGGATTCATACTTTTTTCAAATGCCAGTGGTGCTGATCAGTCAATTAAGACTAATGATTTTATCAGATATAATGCATCAATTGGATCATTAAATTTATCTAAGACTAATGGTGGTATTAAGTTTGGACCAGGAACTGCTACTACTGATGATGCATATATTGAATGGTTGGGTGCTAATAATGCTGGATATCTAAGAATCGCAGTTTCTGATGATCAGGATGCTGTAGCAACTGCTGAGTATATCGAATTTGGTGATTATAATCTAACAGGTGGATTTAATGCTGCTAATCAAGGTTTCACTCAACACGTAAAAATTCAAAGGTCTGAATTTTTAGTTCGCACAGGATCAAATACAATATCTCAGGCAGACAGATTAAAAATTGATAAAAATGGAAATATTGGTTTTAATTGTGATGCAGCTACAACTGGAACTATATTCACTGAAGTGGATCATTTCATAGCAATAGGTGATAGTGACACTGGTATTGCACAAGATGGTGATGGACAACTTGAAATATGGGCTAACAATCAAGAAATAGTTAATTTCAGTGCAACTCAAATTACTCCGACTAAGAGTATTGTTCCAAGTGTAACTGATTCATCATTAAATTTAGGATCATCATCTAATAGATGGGGAACAATATATGCTGATACACTTGATGGTACTATTAGTGGTACAATATCAAATGCTACAAATGCAGCAAATATACTAGTAACACAAAGAGACACTAATGCAACACATTATTTGACATTTGTTGCCTCAGATCCAAGTGGAACTAATTTAGCTTTATATGGTGACGATGATCTACAATTTAATCCAGAAAGCAACCGATTAAGTGCTGCACAAATGAAACCAGGAGGAATTGTAGATAGTAGTGATGGAACTGGAACAGCAAATTATTATATTAAGGCTAATGGTTCAGGAGGATGGAGTTGGAGTCAGGTCAGTGGTAATACAGGATTAGATGTTAGTTTTCTTGATTTAACTGATACACCAGGTGGTTTTTCTGGTCAGGCAAATAAAGTTGTAAAAGTTAATTCGAGTAGTAATGCACTTATATTTGCAGATGATACTAATACAAATACAACTTATCAATTAAAATGTACAAAAGATTCTGATGGTGGATCTACTGGAAATGACACTGATCCATACCTATTTTTAGATGCTTCTACAGGAACCGATGATTCAATTCAAATAGCAGGTAGTAGTGGAGTTTCAGTAACCAGAGATAATGATGGTAAACTCACTATAGGTGGATCAGGATCTAGTTATAATACAATTTATGCTTTATCAGTTCCCAGTTCCACTACTAAGATAAGGTTATCAGGGAGTGATGCTTCAGAAGATGATGTGGAGATTGTTGGTAGTGGAAGTGTTACTGTCACTAGAAATAATGCCACTAAACTCACTATAAATGGTGCTCCATCGGGTGTTACAGATGTGGCAGTGTCTTACACAGGAAGAACTTCACCTTGTACTTTACCGATAACAATTTCTGGATCAGCTACAAAAACTATCAACATTCCTGATAACAGTAATGCTTTTGGTGCAAAGTATGTTCAAAACACAGAACCAACTGGAACTTCAGTATGTGATGGTGATGTGTGGTATGACACTACTACTAGTGGTAGCGGTGGTGGTGGAACTATACCTATCGGTGGTATTATAATGTGGTCAGGTGCTGATAACGCTGTACCATCAAACTGGGCTCTCTGTAATGGAAGTAATGGTACACCTAACTTAGTTGACAGATTTATTGTTGGTCGTGGATCTGCATATGCACAAGGTGCAACAGGTGGATCTGCCAATGCTACATTAGTAGAGCACAGTCATACAATAAACAATCACACTCACACAATAGGTGGAAATACAGGTAATAGGGATTTATCTCATACTCACTCATACAGTAGTGCAAATCATCCAACTAGTTCAGGTCCTGAGCAGAACCAAAGTGGTAGTCCTGAAGATAGAGTAACCTTTAACGTTGGTAAAACTACAGGTGGAGCAAGTATTGGTAGTAGTATGGATCACAATCATTCCCTACCTGCTAATACTGGTAATCCAAATGATAGAGGAACAAACTCTCAAGGTTCATCAGCAACTAATGCTAATTTACCTCCATATTATGCAATCGCTTATATCATGCGAGTTAGTTGATAAATACACATACGGAGAACACTGTATAAATGGCATCAGTAAATAAGAAATTTGGTATCGAGAAGGGTCTGGAGGTAGGAACAGACGCTTTAGTTGTTGACGCTGATAATAATAGAACTGGTGTTATCGCACAAGAGGTTGAAAAACTTGAATTACCTGGTCTTACAACTACAAGAAAAGATAATGGCACAAAGGCAGTAAGATATGAAAGATTAATACCACTTTTAATTGAAGCAATCAAAGAACTTAAAGGTGAAGTTGATGAACTTAAACGCACTAAATAAGCTTAGGAGGATTTTATCATGCCAGTAAAAGTAAGGTCAGGTGGAGCATGGGTTCAAGTAGCAGGTGCTGCACCAACTGGTATACCATCTGGTTTTATAGGTTTGTGGTCTGGTGCTGCAAATGCAATTCCTTCAGGTTGGTATCTATGTAATGGATCAAACAGTACTCCAGATCTAAGGGACAAATTTGTTATAGGTGCAGGTAATAGTTATGCTGTTGGTGCGGCTGGTGGTAGTAAAGATGCTGTAATTGTATCACATAGTCATACAATTAATAATCACACTCATACTGTAAGTGGTAATACTGGAAATCAATCAGCAAATCACAGTCACACTTTCAGTGGTAGTGGTTCTAATACTCATAGTCACTCGTATCAAACTGGATATGGTGGTGCTGACGCAGACTACGGTCCTAGAGTACCTATAAGAAGTAGTGATGAAGGTATTACTAACACATTATATTCAACAAATAATGCAACCGTAAATATTTCTATTAGTGGTAATACTGGTAATTCTACTGGAAATCATAGTCACTCATGGAGTGGTACAACTGGTAATCCAAATAATAGAGGAACAAACTCTCAAGGTGTGTCTGGAACCGACAAAAACTTGCCTCCTTACTATGCTTTGTGCTATATTATGAAGAGTTAACATTATTTTATGAATACTGATGAGTTGATATATGTTACAGAAAATAAACTAGATAAAGATTTTTGTAAACATTGTATTGAAAAATTTAACAAAGATGATAATAAATATCAAGGAGTAGTGGAAAGTGGTGAGAATTTAGAAGTAAAACAATCAATGGATTTATCAATAAGTGATAATGATGATTGGAAAGAAGAAGATAATATATTTTACAATTCATTTAAAGATACTTTGCAATCATATAAAGAATGGTTAAGTCACCCATTTCCTGATGATTGTCTTCGTGGACGTATAGAGGACACTGGTTATCAAATTCAAGAAACAAAGCCTGGTGGATTTTACCACTGGCATCAGGACGGTATGGATAGTAGAGTATTAACAATAATTTGGTATTTAAATGATATTAATGAAGATGGATATACGGAATTCTATACTGGTCTTAAAATTCAACCAGAAATGGGTAAGATATTAATGTTCCCTGCATTGTGGCCTTGGGTTCATAGAGGTTATCCTCCCAAATATGAAACTAAGTACATATGCACAGGTTGGGTTAGAAATATTTCCCCAACAGAATTGATAAATAGAAGAGAACAATCTGAAATAAATAACTAAAAATATTATGGCTGAAAACGATATACAGGTATGGAAAAATGAAAATAGTATTGTCTATGGACAAATTTCTCCACCAAAATATACCACAGATGAACGAGTAGGACTTTCAACTGTAACAGGTTCAATAATATTCAATACTACAACGAGTAAAATGGAATATTACAATGGTTCAACATGGATAGTAAATTGACAAAAAACATACATATGCTATAATATAACATTCGTAAATTAGTATGGACGATTTTGTTTTAAATGTTGAGATAGACATTTGCTCTCGTTCTTTTGCACTCCTTAGTGAAAGTGGTGACAAAAGAATTTCTATATCAGGTAATATCTGTTGGAGATAATACCTCCATAATGAGTAACTCAAATTTTAATACATAAATAGAACATAGAATCATAGTAGAATTATTGTGTCATGCCACTGAATAAGTTAGATAATTTCCTAAAAAACGTAGAAGGTCGTATTCTTTATGTAAGTCCAAGTGATTTAGATGCAAGTGATGCGATGTCAAATCAGGGTAACTCGCAGACGACACCCTTTAAAACCATACAAAGAGCACTGATAGAAGCAGCAAGATTTTCATATGTGCCAGGAAATAATAATGATATAACCGAAAAAACAACTATATTGTTAATGCCTGGTGAACATATCATTGACAATAGACCTGGTTTTAAAGTAAAAAATATTGGTAATGAAGCAAAAATATTCTCACCTACCACCGCTGGTTATACTTCTGTTAATGCAGAAAATATAAACAAAATTTCATTAAATTTAGATTCAAATTTTGATTTAAATCAAGAAGATAATATACTGTACAAATTCAACAGTGTAAATGGTGGGGTTATTGTCCCTCGTGGTACATCAATAGTTGGATTAGATTTAAGAAAAACAAAGATAAGACCAAAATATGTTCCAAATCCAACCGACGATTCAGTTCCTTTTTCATCTATATTCAGAATTACTGGTGCTTGTTATTTTTGGCAGTTTTCATTGTTTGATGGTAAATTATCAGAAAAAGTATATGTAAAAAATAATGAATTTAGTTCTGAAAATTTTGTAAAACCATCATTTTCTCATCATAAGTTAACTTGCTTTGAGTATGCTGATGGAGTTAATAATGATACTGATACAGGATTAACTGATTTAAATATGTACTATTATAAGCTATCAATAGCTTATGGTACTGCTACTGAAGATAGAAATATTTCAGAAAAATTCCCCTTAAACACAGAGGGATTTGTCTCTAGAAGACCAGAGTTTGAAATTGTTGGTTCCTTTGCTCCAGATCCAATTAAAATAACTAGTATTCAGTCTGGGGATGGAACGACTGCATCTCCAGTTGTTACCGTAACAACACAGGAAAGTCATGGTTTAGATGTTGGAACTCCAATCCGTATTAAAGGAGTAAATGAATCTGATTATAATATATCAACAACAGTTACAACTGTGGATACATCTAATTCTAGAGTATTCACATATACGATAGCTGACTTTAAATCTGATATTCAAACACCAGCATCAAATGTTACTGATGCAAAAATAATTGTTGAAACTGATACTGTGAATGGTGCATCACCATACATCTTTAACATATCATTGAGATCTGTATTTGGTATGAATGGTATGCATGCCGATGGTGCTAATGCAACAGGATTTAGATCAATGGTTGTTGCACAATTTACTGGTGTTTCTCTACAGAAAGATGATCGTTCTTTTGTAAAATATAATCCCACAAGTGGAATCTATGAAGGTTTATCCACCACTACTACTTCTGGTGAAGCATTAGCTAATGAATCCTCGGCAAAGAATTCAAATCAAATATATCATTTAGATTCAAATGCAATTTACAGAAGTGGATGGGAAACTAGACACGTTAAAATATCAAATGATGCTATTTTACAAATTGTTTCTGTATTTGCGATTGGATATAATACACATTTTGAAGCAAGATCTGGTTCCGATGCGTCAATTACTAACTCTAACTCAAACTTTGGTCAGTTAGCTCTTGTATCAGATGGATTTAAGAAAAATGCATTCCAAAAAGATGATAGAGCATTTATAACACACATTATACCACCAAGAGCAATTACAACTGCAGAGGAAAATATTGATTGGGTTTCTATTGATCAGAGCAAGAATAGCGACACTAAAAAATTATATCTATTTGGATTTGAATCTGAAGATATCAAACCACCGTCTCTTACACAGGGATTTAGAATTGGTGCGAAGAGAGGTGATAAATTATTTGTAGATATTTCTGGTGTGATTAAAGAAGCAGAAATATTGATGAATAGTAATAATGGAGATCCAACCACAAATAGTGTAAAAGAAATTATTGTGAGTTCCCATGACAATGGTCTATTTACATTTGGTGGTTCAGATCATCAACTATCAACAGGTGAAAAAGTTATTATTACAAGTGATGATGGAGATATACCTGAAAATATTGTAGAAAAAACTGTATATTTTGTAATTAGAGTAAGTGCAACTCAATTTAGATTAGCATCATCAAAAACAAACGCAGATAATGGTGATTTTGTAAAAGCTTACAGGGGAACAAATTTAAAAGTATTAAGTAGAGTTACCGATAAAGATAGTGGAGATGTTGGTCACCCAGTTCAATGGGATGGATCACAATGGTATGTGAATGTTAGATCTGGTAATACAATCGTAGGTTCTTTAACAGGATCAGTTGGAAGAACTGAACCATCTTTTGTTAAGAGAATATCTGATACTAGAAGTTTGGATGAAAGAATCTATAAACTTAGATTGGCAATCCCAAAAGAAATAGACAATGCCAAGAATCCTGAAAATGGATTTGTAATTCAAGAATCATCAAATACAGGTATTACATCAGTATCTGACTTCACGCAAAAGGGTGTTTTAACTAGAGAAGATTTTTTACGTAATAGAAACCCAAGATTTATTAGTAGTTGTACCTTTAATAATGCTGTAAAGGTAGTTACAATAACAGCAGAGAGACCACATAATTTAACAGTTGGTGATTTAATTACAGTTAAAAATGTCACCGATACTTCTAATACAAGTGGTATTGGAAATAGTGGTTATAATAGAGAAGCTACTGTCACAAGTATTCCAAATAATTTAACTTTTGAATATTCGACAGGCAATGAAACAATTCAGAATTTCTCTACAAATAATTTTAATGATAAAACCAGTGATAGTTCAATAAATTATCCTCGATTTGAGAGAACAGATTTAAAATCAAACATCTATATATTCAGAAATAATATTATTTCGGAGTATATTAATGATACACAAGATGGTGTATATCAAGTATTTGCGTTAAATTCAAGTAATTTTGTTCCTACAGAGTACACGGGATTAAATTACAGTCAAAATGTTGTTGATGTATATCCACAAATTGACAGAGATAATGTAGAAGAAAATCCACAGGCATCAAAGACATTTGCATCTAGATCACCACTCGGAGAGGTCATCACAAATGATCCACTTAAGAGTATTACAAGGGAAACAAATGATAAATTGATGAATAAAATTGGTATTGGTTTATCAATTCTATCATTCACTAATAATTCAACTACAGGTATTGTTTCTTTCACAAAGGAGCATAGTATAGCTGGTATTGTAACTGCTGTTGTTAATGGTACTGGTGGTAGTGGTTATAATAACGGTACACATTTTAACGTTAAAGTATTTAATAGTACAACTCAAAATGATTCAACATGGAATGGAACACTAGCAACAGTTGTTGTAGGTGGTGGTAAAGTAACAGCATTTGACATAACAAATACTGGATCTGGATGGCAGGTAGGTAATAAAGGATATTTTGATAAAACTGTCATAGCTGGTGGTGATACTACCTACTTAGATGGTGGTGCTGCTGGTGCTGGATTAACTGCATCTAATATAGGTATATCATCAGATTTGGTTATACAAACAACAGGTATTGGTGTAACTTCTGATGGATATTTTAGAATTCTATCTGCTGTTGACAAAAGACAAGTGTCAGTTGCAAAAAGTTCTGGTGATGTTTTACCAATTGCTGGACAATATGGATTTGTAGGAAGTCCATCATCAAAAATCTCAAGTGAAGTTTTCATATCTTCAACTGGTATTGCTTCAGTAACAACAACTGAGCCTCACGGACTCGTTGCAGGAAATAGATTCCAGTTAAACAGTTCAGTAAACGTCAATCAGGGATCATTTATAGTTAAGACTAGGGTTGGTGTTAACACATTCACATTTGAATCCACATCTGACATTGTACAAGCAAATGGATATATTCTAAAACATGGTTTATCGGCAAATGATGGAATATCTGCAAAAGGAAGTGAAAATCTTGGAATTAGAGGTGTTGAATTATTTGATTTAGAGAGTGGTAAATTAAACACTACGATGAATAATGTAGGATCTGCAGTCACATTCAACACATCAACTACAAATATTCTAGATAGATTCCCATATGGATCATATATTCAAATAGATGAAGAGATTATGAGAGTTTCTACAAACTCTCTGGGAGGTGGAAGTAATAATGAACTCACAGTAATTCGTGGTGTGTTTGGAACGGTAACTTCTTCTCATGATCTTGGATCATTGATTAAGAAAGTTAAACCATTCCCGATCCAATTCAACCGACCATCCATATTGAGAGCATCAGGTCATACGTTTGAGTATCTTGGTTATGGTCCTGGTAACTATTCTACTGCATTACCACAGGTTCAACTCAAGACTATATCTGAGAAAGAAGAGTTCTTATCTCAATCACAAGAAAGATCTGCTGGTGCTGTGGTTTATACTGGTATGAACAACAAGGGTGACTTTTATATTGGAAACCAGAAGAAGTCTGCACTTACTGGTGAGGAGACATCATTTGATACACCAATACCATCTGTTGCTGGAGAAGATCCTAGTAGATTAAGTGTAGTATTTGATGAGGTAACAGTTAAAGAAAGACTTGTAGTTGAAGGTGGTAAATCAAAAACCTCATTATCAGAATTTGATGGACCTGTTACATTTAATGAAGAGGTTCAAAATAAAAATGTCGTTAAGATAAAATCTACTACAGAATCAACATCAGCCACAACTGGTTCACTGGTTGTAACAGGTGGTGTTGGAATTTCAAGTGATCTTAATATTACTGGAAGTGTATCAATTGGTGGAATACTTAATGCCAAGGGTGATGTATCACTCGGAGATATATCAACTGACACAATATTAGTTGGTGGAAGATTTAATTCACATCTTATTCCTAAAACTGATGATAGTAGGGATTTAGGTAGCACTAGTAACAAGTGGTCAGAGGTTCATGCTGTAAGTTATTATGGTAATGGATCAAATTTAGAAGGTATTAATAATAGTCAGTTGTTAGATTCAAATGATGTAGAAAGAATTGGTGCCAATACATCTGGAGTAGTAATCACAGGAATTACAACGATTGCTGGTGCGACTACGATTAGTGGGGATAAAATTCGCATAACGAATGTAGGAGCTGGTAGTAGTGTATCTTTGACTACCGATGGTGGTATTGAACTTTCTAGATCTGCTAGTAACGAAGGACCTTATATTGATTTCAAAAGATCAGGTGGAGATGGTGATGCGAGAATACAGATGATTGCTACAGGTGGTGGAACTGGAGCAACTGATGGTGAACTAATATTTAGAGTACCTACCTCTGGTAATTTAGGTTCTGCTACTGTAGAGGAGAGGTTTAGAGTTAAAAGAAATGGTGCGAAAATTACTGGTGACTTAGAAGTCACTGGCGATATAACAGCACTTACATCTGACATCAGACTCAAAGATGAAATATCACCAATCACAAAGGCATTAGAAAAAGTTAATGCGATAAATGGATTTACTTACAAACATAATAGAATTGCTCTTGATGAATGTTTAATTGATACAGGTGATGAAAGATTTGCTGGTGTCTCTGCTCAAGATGTTCAGCAGGTATTACCAGAGGCAGTTAAACCTGCACCTAGCAATCATGATTACTTGACGGTGCAATATGAAAAATTAGTACCACTTCTCATAGAAGCAATTAAAGAATTATCTGCGAAGGTAGATGATCTTGAAAATCAAATAAATAACTAAAAAGAAATAATGTCTAACTATACAAAGTCATTTAATTTTAGAAATGGTGTTCAGGTTGATGATAGTAACTTTATTGTCAATGCGGTAGGACTGGTTGGAATTGGAACCACAAAACCAGAAAAACAATTAGATGTTCGTGGTAATGCAAGCATAACAGGTATAACGAGTTTAGCTGGAACAGTTATAAGTGGAGTGATAACAGCTGGTAATATAAAGATAGATGCTCTATCAGGAGTTCTTACTGCCACTAAATTTGTTGGTGATGCTTCAGGATTAACAAATATTGTTGCTATTGCGACTGATGGTTTCATTGCCAATTCAGGAACATTATCAACAACTGCCAAAGTTGGTATTGGAACAACAGTAGTTGGAGCTCAATTAGATGTTCTTGGAGATTCTAGATTTACAGGATTTACCACTTTCATAGGAATCACTTCAAGCATTGGTACATTACTTGTAAATCAATTTACTGCTAGTGGCATATCAACTTTTGATAGTGACATAGATGCAAATGCACATACAGTTCTAAACACGTTAGTTGTAGGTGGTATTACAACATTTACAGGTTCTATTGATGCAAATGGTGGTGCAACAATTGATAATATTAGAATTGGTCAGAGTGATGATAATGAAATTGATACTGCATCTGGTGGATTAACGCTTGATTCTGCTACAGGTCAAACAACTATTGATGACCATTTGGTTGTATCTGGCGTTGTGACAGCAACAAATTTCAAAGGAGTATCAGGTAGTTCAGTTAAAATTGAAAGTGGAACTAATATTTCAGGTGTGACTACATTTTCAAGTCCTATTGTTTTGGGAGCAGGTGCTACAGTTGGATTCGGAACAACTGCATTTTTTCCAGATAATGTTAAGGTATTTTTTGGATCGGGTAATGATCTAGCAATATATCACATAGATGATGGAGGTGGACAAAGTATTATATCAGAAACTGGTAGTGGGGATCTTCAATTAAGAGGTACTAACATCCAATTAAAAAATGCTGATGGAAGTAAAATTTATATAGAAGCAACAAATACTTCAGGTGTTGATATAAGACATAATAATGTTACCAAATTTGAAACAATCGGAGCAGGTGCATCAGTCTATGGACAATTGAATGTCGCAAGTTTAAATGGTGGCACATCTGGATTATCATCTCACTTTGGATCACTACGATATGGAAATGAAAGTGGTGCAACATCTTATAGTACAAGACAATCACTAGATTTAATCAACACAGATAGTGGTAATATAAACTACTACGTTAACTTCAATAGTAAACCAACTACAGGTGATTTCCATTGGCATAAGGGACCTAATACCCCATTAATGACACTGACTGGTATTGGAGGTTCTCTAGGTTTAGGAACCACACAACCAATAGCACCATTACATGTGGCAGGTATATCTACTTTCACTGGTAATTCTTTCTTTGGAAATGATGTTTCAGTAGATAATAATTTGTCGATAGGTGGTAACATAACTTTCTCAGGTGAAACTTCAAAACTCATAGGACGTGTCGAGGGACATGTGACTGGAAGTATACTAGACACTGCAGGAGTATCTACTTTTAGTGGTTTGAGGACAACTAATAAATCTCTTACTAATTTTGCAGGGGTTGGTATTGGTACTACATGCTCCCCAGAAAATTTTATTGAAACAGTCAGTTCATCAGGAGTTTCAACATCAAAATTTATCGTCACAAGTGATGGTAATGTTGCAATCAGAACTGATACTTTTGATAATGGTGTAAATGTAAGTGCTCGTGGACAAAAAGTAACAATAAGTGCCGTCGGTATTGGAACATCTGCACCTCAATCTGCTGTTGACTTCAGAATGGCAGGTCAAGATGCAACTGGAACTGATGTCAATCGTATGTATATGTATCCACCAAAAATTACCACAACTCAAAGAAATGCTTTGACAGGTTTATCAGATGGTGCTATAGTATTTGTATCAGACTTAGCTGGTGGTGCGAAACTTCAGGTTAGAGTAAGTGGTAACTGGGTTAACCTGCATTAAATAAATTTAATTATGCAATTTGAAATTTTTAATATTTTTCCCACTACGATATATGTGGGGCAGATGGAGGGTCACGAGAAATATAAAAGTGATTTTTATAAATTATATCCTAAATTTGACTATGAGGAGAGTGATATTGATAATACTGTGAGTGAGAATATTGTTAAACCACTCATTCATTTGGAAGATACTTTGGATGATTTATTTAAAGAAGTTATAAATCATGTAAGAAATTATGTTTGTGATGTTTTAGAATATAGAGATATATTTGATTATGCAATTACTAAATCATGGTTATCAAGAGCAAGAAGAAAGGAAGATGAGATTAGATGTCATATTCATTCAACAAGTCATGTATCGTTCGCATATTATTTAAATATGCCCGATAATGCACATTGTATTGAATTTGAAAACATTTGTAGTAAAAATATATTATTTGGGGCAATGAATATAGCAGATGACAATAAGGAAAGAACCGTTGTCAATAAATATAATGAACTTAATGCACAAAATTTTTTTCTCCACCCACCAGAGGGAACAATTGCACTTTTTCCAAGTAGTTTATGTCATAGCACTAGATTTACTGGAGGAGATTTTTCGGGAGAAAGACTTGCGATTGTGGGAGATGTGACTACGATATTAAAGGATGATCAATTCGGTTACTCTGTTGGGTATATATCAGATAAATATTGGAAAAAATACTAAATAATTAAAAAAACACGATGACGTTACCAGGTATAGGTCAATCAATAAGATATAGTCAAATAAAAACAGAGTTTGGATTAGCTCCAAGTTTTGCTGCATACCAGAGCAGTAATTCAAATTTTACAAATGAAAATTTAGGAGATTTAACAAATTTGCCATTGGATCAAGGAATTCCAACGTCAGGACAAATGAAATTTAGTGATTTTAGTTCTAAAAGTTTAAACGTTGTTCTAGATTATTTTGATTCTGATTTAGATAATACTATACGACATGACATGAAAGAAAAATTTGTTGGGAGTTCAATTGGTCAGGGATTATTTGTCGTTGGTGGATATGAACCTAAACCAAGTTCAACAACAGGTAAAAGAATTATTGCTCATGTAAACGTGACAATTGGGTCAACACATCAGAGTCAGGGTAGTGGTAAATCTGTCAGAAGAAATGTTGCTCTTAAAACAGGAGTATGGGATACAGGAACAAAATTAGAAATTAACGTAGGTGCATCTGGGAAAATTTTAGGTCAAGGTGGAAATGCTGGAAAGGGTGGTAATTCCAATGGTCAAGGTGTTGCAGGTAAAAATGGAGGAAGTGCGATAGGGGTAGAGGAAACAAACTATGCTAGTATGAAAATTGTTAACAAAGGATTAATAAGTGCTGGTTTTGGTGGTGGAGGAGGTGGAAAAGGAAAAGGTCAATATGTAAGTTCTGGTAAGAAGAGTTCAGTATTTGCAACATCCTCTGGTGGTGGAGGTGGTGGAGGTCAAGGATTTCCCTTTGGTTCAGGAGCTGCTGCTGGTTCAGGAGCTTCAAATGGTGGATCTAATGGATCTGCTGGTGCAGATGGTACTGTTGATGGAAATAATGGTGGTGGTGCTGGTGGTTCTGGTGGTGGCGGTGGTGCTGGTAAAGGAGGTAATGGTGGAGATCCTGCTGGTATTGCACAAGATGGTGGAAATAGTGGTGCAACTAAAGGATTAAGTGGATATGCAATTATAGGTGCAAAAAATGCTGATCCAGCAAGTTATACATCATCTACTGGTGGTGGAACAGTTACTGGAGATATTTTATATCCTGAATCAAATATATATTAATTAAATTTTGCATGATTCACATCAATATTATATTTAAGATCATATCAAATAACCCAGAAAAAAAACAACTTATAGTTAAATTTTGTAGGCAAAATTCACCAAAACCAATTGATGACCATCAAAAAATGGCAATATCCTATGATAATCTAGATTTTAGTGATGTTTATAATTTTGAAGAGAGTTTGCGATCTATATTATGCGATCATGTTATTTCAGATTTTGAGGAGGAACCAATCTTAGACGAGAATAAATCAACTGAAGAAATAAAATCTATGTGTGTCGATGATCTACTAGATAAGGTAGTTTCCATACCATTTGGATTTCGAAATGATTTAAAAGAAATTGAATTATGACAACGTGTAGAAGATTTTATAGAGAAAGTGGTGAGTTTTCATTATGTGTTAACATAGGTAAAAAAGATTATGTTTTAGCAGAAAATCCTATTGATTCTAATACTATATTTTATTATGGAATTAAAGGTATTGGTAAACTTGGTACGATGTTTTCTCAGGATCATGTACTAGTGAGAGAAGGAGAATTTGTTGATGTGAGGAGTTATCTACATAAATTTAGAATATTTCATTCACAAGAGGATTTTCATTTAGTTGGATTTAATACTCTTGAAAAAGGTCAAAATTGGGAGGGTAGACTCGTTAAAAGTGAAGAGACAGTAATAGATTTAGATAAGTCACACAGACAAACATTTCTTGTATGTTTTAATGGTAAACCTATAGTGAATGGTAAGACTATGAAAAGATATGAGTATGCAAGACTTGACTTAAACAAGCAATATAACATAAACTTAGATGGTGGAGTATTAGGTATTTTTTATAAGAATTAATGATTAAAAGTAATGATCTGTTAACATTATATAACTGGGCAAAAAATGTTACGTTTCCAGTTAAGAAAGCACCCACGATAGATGGTTATTCAAATAAAGTTATAGATTACTATTGGATTAAATCAGTAAAGAAAACAACTATAATAAGAGACAAATTGATGACTGATGAGATTCGTAAAATCTATCAGAATGAAAATATATTATTTTCAAACTACACCATCTTTTATCCTAACACCATATTAAAACCACATAAAGATCCTGATATTCTACGGTACCCATACAAAAGGATTCAAATACCACTTACTGTTCCTGATACTGATAAATGTTATATGGATTGGGTAAATATAAAAGATGGAGTTGTTAAGTGGAAGGAGGGGAAACCAGAGGTTTGTGATGTTATGAACTACACACATCAAGCATATAATTACTCTGATAAACCTTTAGAAATATTATTTGTTGATGTTGAACGTGACACAGAGGTTGAATATAAAAAGGGGATTAAAAATTGAAGAGTCTTACTTGTTTCAAAGTGAGACTCTTTTTTGTATGGTAACACATGGTCAGTTAACATAGTGGCACACACACTATACAATATCACATACGTTTGCTATAATAAGTATATCAACAGGAAATCTATGCAACTAAGACCCCACCAAGAGCAAGCAATACAGGCAATGATTGACAATGACAAAGGTCAAGTCATTGTACCTACAGGTGGTGGTAAGACTATCTGTATGATACAGGATGCCAAGAGAGAATTCTCAAAGTTCCCTCAACATACAATAGTGGTTGTTGCTCCTCGTATTCTATTGGCAAACCAGTTGTCAGCAGAGTTTCTTGAGTTCATTACTGATGTCAAAGTGATGCACGTTCACAGTGGAGAGACTCATCACTTCAGTACAACTAAGGTTGATGCTATCAGAGAGTTCAACTTTCATAATGCTAACGATGGTCACAACCAGTTGATCTTCACAACATATCATTCACTACACAGAATTGCTGAGAGTAATATTGTTGTTGATACTATCTACTTTGATGAAGCACACAACTCAGTACAGAAAAACTTTTTCCCTGCTGTTGAGCATCTATCAACCAGTATCTTCACAAGAGCATACTTCTTTACAGCAACACCAAAGCACAGTTTGACACCTAGCAAGGCAGGTATGAACTGGACTAAGGTGTATGGCAATGTGATTTGCAATGTACCTGCACCTAAGTTGGTCAAGCAGGGATACATACTACCACCAAAGGTTGAAGTTTACAAAACCAGAATACTTGACAAAGATGAGTTGGTTGCTGACAGAGATTGTGAGCAGATGGTAGATGCCATAGATAACTTGGATAAGGACAAGGTATTGATATGTGCCAAGTCAACAAAACAAATTGTTGCACTTGTATCACAAACTGATTTCGTCAAGCAACTATCAGTTCGTGGTTATTCATGGATGATGATTACATCTAAGACAGGTGCTATAATTGATGGGGAGAAGGTGGACAGAGAGACATTCTTTGATACACTTAATGAGTGGGGTCGCAATGACAAGAAGTTTGTTGTTCTACACCACAGCATACTCTCAGAGGGTATCAATGTTAATGGTCTTGAAGCAGTCCTATTCATGAGATCTATGGACTACATAGGTATCTCACAAACGATTGGTCGTGTCATCCGTAAGGGCAATGCTGACAAAGTATTCGGACTTGTTTGCATCCCTGTCTATTCAAAGGTTGGTATTTCTACTGCTGCAAAGGTCGAAGCAGTTGTGGATACCATATTCAACAAAGGTCAAGCAGCAACAAGTGTGGTAACAAAATGAAAACAGATTTACTTCTCAAAATTTATAAGGTGGTTAAGGTTAAACCCGAACCAAAATATAAACCAGTTCGTAAACATTACAACATACACACATACGGATAATCATGAATTTTATTGAACAATTAGAAACAAAAGTTAATTGGGATAGAGTATTTGGAGTTGTTGATTCTTTATACTCAGATAAAGGATTTACATCTAATGCTGATAACTTTGCCAGAGCAACAATGGTTGAAAAGGCACTTGATAAATTCTCGGACATTGATAGAGTTGACCAAAATGGTTATGACTTTGAATGGGAAGATAAAAAGATTGAACTCAAGATGGGTAAGAATCTATTTTACAAAAGAAAAGACCCAAATGCAACTAAGAAGTTTAAAGTTAAATCATTTTTGAGTGAGACTAAAACAGTTGAAGACTTTAAACAAGTCAGTACATTTGATTGGTTACTTGTTATTGATCTCACAGCAAGAAGAGTTGTAGTTGTTGAGGATGAGCATGCAAGGAGTCTATACCAAGAAGGTGCTGATGGTGCTATGATAGAGTTAAAGAAAGAAGATTATTATGAGTGTAATATTGGAGAAGTCAATCCAATATTACCACCAATTAATTTATCTTACTTGTATCAACAAGCAGATCAACAGTTTCTAAATTTCTAATGAGAGACACAATTCTATTTGGAGATTGTCGGGAGACACTCAAACAATTTGATGAGCAAGCAAGGACTTGTATCACATCCCCACCATACTACGGATTGCGTGACTATGGTGGAGAACAAAACCAAATCGGTCAGGAACAAACACCTGATGATTTCATTGACCAATTAATTACAGTATTCAAGGAGGTTCGCAATGTGCTTACAGATGATGGAACTTGTTGGGTTAATCTTGGGGATAGTTACTATAACTACAGACCTGGAAAAGGACAAGGATTACCAAGACAAAGTGTCTCAACTACTAAACAAGACTTACCAGATGTGTGTCCTCGTAGAGGAAATAAAATTAGAGGACTCAAAGAAAAAGACCTTATTGGAATCCCATGGCAATTCGCTTTCGCAATGAGAAATGATGGATGGTATCTTAGACAGGACATAATTTGGCACAAACCAAATCCGATGCCAGAGAGTGTCAAGGACAGGTGTACGAAGTCGCACGAATATATATTTTTGTTTAGTAAAAATAAAAAGTACTACTACGATAATGAAGCAATCAAAGAACCCGCAAAAGATTGGGGAACAAGAGACAGAACAAAAGGAAAATACCATAACGAAGGAACAGGACTACAACCACATTCGGGACTTACAAAATCATATCCAACAAAGAATAAACGATCTGTCTGGTCAGTAACCAATAAACCATATCGTGAAGCACATTTTGCCACATATCCACCTGACTTGATTGAACCTTGCATACTGGCAGGGAGTGAGACAGGAGATATAATACTTGACCCATTCATGGGTAGTGGCACAACTGCTATGGTTGCCAAGTCACTTGGTCGTGATTACATAGGGTGTGAACTACATGAAGACTATGGTAGTCTAATTCAGAAAAGAATACAAGATTATCATCCAGTTCAAGAAGTGTCACAAGAACCTACTATTAACATATTAGATCTTATATAATAAGAATATACAAAGGAGATAACCCATGAAATGCGAAGTCAAACTATTTGTTGCAGGTACAGTTTTTACTGAAGAAGTAAATGCTCGTAACTATGATGAAGCAAGACAAGTTGCAGTTGCAAGAAATCCAAATGCAAGAGTAATCGGAGTTAATGCGAAGTTCTAACTATCAGAAGTTTTATCCTACCACATTTCCATCTTTACTTGACCCAAAAATAGGTCAACCAAGTGGATATATAACAAAGGATGGGATGTGGGCAGCAGTTCCATCAAATGGTAGAAAGTTTGCCATCGTACACAATGGTATCATTGAACACTTCTCAAAGAATTTTGAATGTGCTATGATATACATAAAAAAAGGTATTCAAAAGGAGAAGAACGATGCACGATCAAAACTCAATCGACAAAAATGAGACACCCTCTATGAAATATGATAGAGCATTATCTCTATTCACAGAGTCAGTAATGAAACCAGACCACGATTTGCGTGGATGCGCTCATAATCAAGCATGTTATGATGAGTTACTAGAGATTCGAGAACATGTTTTAAAATATTTAAAGACTTTAAAAGAAGTTACACATCATACAAATGCAGACGAGAGTGATGATTTAGAGACTGCAAAGTTAATTAAAGAAAAACCACACTACCCTAATGACCAAAAACCATATTATGCGAAGTGGAGATGAGTCTTAAAATAAATCAAAATGACAATGGTTCATTTACTGTTGAGTGGGATAAAAAAGATCCTAATTGGATGTTTCTTAATAAGTTGACATCTGAAGAGATACAAGATATGATAAGTGAAGTTATCAAACTTGATAAAAATGAGTGAAGACAAAAACTACTGTCTTGAACAATTAGAACTATGGATTGAAGCATCACTAGATAGTGAAGCAACACCAGAGGAAATTTACAACAGTATTCGATCATCAATCGCAAGTAAAATTACACATCATAACATATATTTGAATGATTCGAGAGAGTTATTATCTTTACTGAGTGGTAAGATTTCAAATGTTAGTACTAGACCAAAAAAGGTGTCAAAACCTACTAAAAAAGTATAAATACAAAAGGAGGTAACTATTATGACAATTAAACATGATCTAGACCACGAAGTTTATCTTGACCCTAAAGATAAAAAGGAACATATCAATCATGGTATGTTGGAATATAAAGAATCAGAACTCGAAGAAGTACATGCAGATTATGAAGTATATCATAAAGATGATGTAGTAGAACCAAATGAAGGTAAAATTAACGATTGGCATACTCGTCACGAGGATAAACATTTAGAAATATATTGTGATAACCATCCTGACGCTTTTGAGTGCAGAGTGTACGATGATTAGGACACTTAAATAACTGTCACACCCTCTTGCACAGAGGGTTTTTTATTGCTATAATAAGTACAGGGAAACAAAACAGGCAAGGATCTATGGTTGTCTTTGTTCAGCAGAGAAATTACGTCCTGTAAGTCCGAGTTTTTGTTTCTCGCACCCAATTAATCCCTTATTCCTATGGTAAAAACAATTCTATCCGAAGAAACACAAGAATTACTTAATGATGTTGATGATAGAGATACAGCACTTGAGTTTATTGAGAAATATGGAGAAGAAGCATTTAGAGAGCATTATGATGACTATCAAGGACAAGTAGATGAGTTAGGTATCGAACCAGTTGAAGCATTTATAGAGGTATTCAGCATTGATGATGTTGCAAATGTAGTTGACTCATATCAAGGTAGTTACTATAGTGGTGCTGACTTTGCCGAGCAATTATGCCAAGATTGTGGTTACATATCAAATGATATGCCAAGTTGGATTGAGATAGATTGGGAGAAGACTTGGGATAGATCATTATCCTATGACTATTATGAGCATGATGGTCACATTTTTAGTGCGAATTGGTGACAGTTAATTATGTGTCACATCATCCCTACCAATTTGACTTGGTAGGGTTTATAATAAGTATATACAACAGACAACCCTCTATGTCAAACTTCAAAGAATTTTTAGACTACTGTGAGTCATTCTACTTACCATCACACCCAGATGTCTTATATCCTATTAACGGATTAACCAGAGAAGAGTTAGCACTTGCAACTCTTAACTATCTTGACCTATGTGCATCAACTAATATTGAATGGGGCGATGGAGACTCACTTGATAGAGAAAGAGTCAGACAGTTTGTAATTGACCGCAGAGCAACTAAACCACAACTACCAGTATTACAGGAGGTTGCATAATGAACAAATACGAAATTACATGGGATGAACAGTATCATCTAATTAAACTCTATGATCTACTTAGAGATAATGGTATGATGAATGATCTACCAAAAGAAATCGAAACCTTTTTTGAAAAACTATTAGACTAATGACAACAGCAAATGAACTCATCTATGAAGTTGCATCAATCATACATGATGACCCAGACACAGCACCAATTCTAATCGAAGAGTTAGTGAGTATGCTATCAAGACAACAATTAAATGAACTTGAAGATGTCATTGTAAATCAATTTGGTGTGGAAGTTCATGGAGAAGAGACAGTTTAATATGTGTCACACACTACCACGCATAGGGTATAAAATGCCTTATAATAGTAATATAAACAAAGGATTTTCAAATGACAGTCTCATCACTCAATTTTTCAACCGAAGCACCATTAAAAAACGAATCCTTAGAGGATTTCATCAAAAGAGATCAGATCAAACAACAACTCAGAGAGAATGTTAAGGTCTGGACTGAGCAGTATTGTGATGCTATTACAGAGAACTATAAAGAATATCACATCAGATCATTAAACAGAAATGTTGAGAGATACCAAGATGGTAAACCAGAATTATCTGATTATGCAAAGCAACAACTTGCAGAGTTGGAAGATGGTTCAGCAAAGTTAATGAAGTTTCGTATCCAAGAAGGTCGTAAGTATTACAAAGTAATACAACAGAATTATCGTGAGTACAATGACTACTACCCAAATCTAAAAGAAGGTTATCATGATGGAAGTGTTCATTCATTTGTTGATAAGAACACAGGGGAAGTTTACATGGCAGCATCATGGAGCAAACCTGCAAAGCATGTTCGTTTTGATATGAGAGTGATAAGAGACAGGACATTGATGCACACACCAAGTTTTGTAACTTGGACTTCTGGTTACTTATACATGAGGTAAATACAATGCTAGTTGATTTAACTAAAAAAGAGATACAAATGTTGTTAGCATCAATGATGAATGATGCTAACACATCCAATGGACACAGCACTTTGTATGATAAGTTGTCAAACTTAGAGAAGGTATGCACTTGTAAAGAGAGTGATAATTATCTTGATAGTCTATCTGAAGGTTATGATACCAAAGTTGATGCACTTGTTGATAGTATGGGTGTGACAGATAAACAAGTGTCCACTACACACACACGCAAGGACTTAGACTTGCTATAATAATAGTATAAACAAAGAGGTTTCCCACTCATGCCAAGCACAAAACAAAAGTATTGGAACATATGCGGATTTCTAAATGATGAAGAAATTCTCAAAGTATATGACATCATTGATAATGCACTTGACCGCAAAGGTTGGGTCGGTCTTGCAGACAATGGAGAGTTATCTATTCGCATTTATGATGATAACCTCAAACAGAACATTGATGCAGATACAGAGTATGACCCCGAACCTTGCGAACCTGACCATCCATTCTTTTACGACTACTAATCCAATGACACCAGAATTACTAAACGAACTCAGGTCATTCTTAGTTGAGAGAATGGTCGATAATATGTCAACTTCAGACTTGGTTGCCTATGTGACTGATGATCTTGACCAGTATTATGATAAGATGTCTCACTTTCAGTTTATGGAGGAAGCACGAAACTACTGGGAAGATAGTTTTGATGAAGTGGTCGAAGAGGTCAAGGACTACATGAAGTGTGACTTCAAACAGGACAGGAGGGAGGTCTAATGCAGTTACTATTGATACTTGTAATCATCATACTTTTTGCTATAATATACTTAAGATCATTTGACCCACATGCTTAATACACATATTGAACACCCCGAAGATACCATTCTAACAGGTAATCTTGATTTCTTGAAGGCAGTCAAGTCTTATATAGTCGCACCACATGGTCATGTATCAGTCAAGATTGATGGTTCGCCAGCAATTATATGGGGAACACATCCTGTTACTCATAAGTTTTTTGTTGGCACGAAGTCAGTATTTAATCGGAAGTTGATTAAGGTCAACTATACACATAAGGACATTGACAAAAACCATACTGGTTATGTTGCCATTGTGTTACATGCCTGTCTATCCAATCTACCGAAGACAATCAACATCTATCAGGGAGACTTTCTTGGATTTGGTGGAGAGAGTGTATTCCAACCAAATACAGTTACCTATGTATTTCCTGAGAATGTAGAGCAGACAATCGTGGTTGCACCACATACACAGTATGAGGTCGATCAATGTACGGACAATGCCAGTTTCAATCCATTGAGAGACACCATTGCAATACCACTCTATGATACGTTAGACAGCAATGAGAAGGTTTATTTCTATCAACCAATCGCAATCATGAGTGTGAGTGAGTCATTGAGAAGTCGTATTGACTTTGCACTACAGATGGCACAGATGGTCAAATTTGTGAATAAGACCGAAGCAAACCTTTTAAAGGGAGAACTCAATCAGTATATCAGAGAAGGTAAGAAGATTGATTCAAGTGATTTCGGAGACTACAATCTAAGTCTCATCGGATTCTATAATCTCATCGTGGAGATCAAAGAAGAACTGTTATCATCCTGTCAGAGCAATCAAGTCGCAATGACATTGATCGAAGGAGAGGAGTGTGATGGGGAAGGTTATGTATTCCATAGTGGTTATGGTTCATTTAAATTGGTGGATAGAAGATATTTTAGTTACTATAATTTTAATTTGGTAAAGGAGTGGAGCGGTTAATTAACTGTCACACACCACACCCCATATAGTTCAGTATCGGACTATAATAGTAGTATAAACAAAGAAAACCCACATGACAAACACAGACCAATTAATCGCAGACATCGCATTTTGCATTGATGAACGTGATATGAATGATGAGCAGATCGGACTTTTTCTTCGTGCATCAGAAGAGTTAGGTGTTAATTGCCAGTATCTTGCAGAAGAATTTGTATTTGAGAGTGAGTCAATGGAGGAGTTTGAGAGACTACATCTCAATCCTGACTATCTTAAAATCGACTGGAGGTTAAACTAATGAAAACACTTAATCTCACAGAGAATGAGTACAACTTAGTTGTTTATTGCTTAGAGCAACAAATGTATGAGTTTAATAAGGATGAGCAGAATGATGCAAATAACATTGTAATTAAACTATCCAACTTAGTGGAGTCAAAGTAAATGAAAACCATTACACTCACAGATGACCAGTTTGACACACTCTTTGATTATGTTGATGACAAAGTAACAACGATTGTTGATGCTTCAGTTGACTATCAAGACTCAGAGATACTGAATGAGTGGGAAGACTTGATTGATGTTCATACACTATTAGAGGAAACCAAAGACAAGTATGAACAGAAACTTGCAAAGGCACAGAGTCAGCAACCGACCCCACAATGGTCTTGACAAACTCTCACATATCCATTATAATATACGCAAGGAGAAAAACATCAAATTAATGAAAAATCTTTATATTGTTGATTATTGGGTTCCGTTTCCTCAATCTGAATATGGTGGAATTATCAATGTTATTGCCGAGACGGATTCCGAGGTTTTTGACCTATTATCAGCAGAAGACTCTTTTAATGAGTCATATATAGATCGTATTATGCCAAATGTGTTAAAGGCACAGAAACTTCCTTTATCTGAGGAGTATGAGTCGGGCATTATCGAAGCATTTGTGACTTAATAAATCAAGTCAGTATTAACTTAACTATCATGGAACCACAGTATCGAATCATGGAACAATCAACTACAGGATGGGTTGATTGGAATGAACAAACACCATCAATGACAAAGGAAGACTGTCAAGAGTTATACAGATCTCTTTTAGGAGACGGTATGAACCCACAGGACATTAAAATCGTAAGAGTGTCATAATGTATCAACCCCACGTCAATGATTATGTCAGATGGGATCGACATGGACTAAGTGATGAGGGATGGATATATTTTGTAAGTCAACCAACAGAAGATAAGAAGGGATTTCCAGTTACTCGGAGATACTTAACCATTGAGGTGGGAGTCAAAAGAAAACCAGAGTGTCAATATGATAAGAGGAATCCACATAATTATGTACATATTCTTCTATTATGTTATGAATCACAATGGAAAGAGTTGAGATATGTAAAGAAAAGAAAGAGTCGGTATGATGATTCAATCGTACTTGAATCCAAAGAGATTGGGTCTGGAAGTACGGCAACTCAGAATACTCACAGAGGACAGTGATACATGGTAACTCACATGGTCATTATGTATTCTATGATACACAAATACCTTTATTTTAATTAAAAAAGGTTATTTTAAATATAAAAGAGTGTTTTATACCGATGAGTAATCTGTTTAGAATCTGTATGGATTGAATGTAGATTTTAATGGGTCTGAGACTTGTGACCTTTGCGAG